AGGACTTCCTGTGCCCGCTGACGGCACCGAACGTCCAGGAGGCCGACTGCATCTGCCACATCTACGACAAGCAGGTCATGGAGTTCGTCGACCTGATCGTGAAGCGCGGGATGGTCGACAACAACCAAGCGGGGCGCGACGAGGCGGGCAAGAAGATGATCGCGCTCGTTCAGGCCCTAGACAACAACACGGCGGCGTCCAAGGCCGCGGTCAACATGGCCATCCGTCCCAACGAGAACTTCACGCCGATGCCGTCCCAAGCCGGCGAGTCGTCCGGGCCGGTCGCCGAGTTCATTGAGTTCTACATGTGGTACGACGCCAACGGGGACGGCGTGGCCGAGAACATCATGCTGATCTGCGACCGCAACAGCCGGAAGCCCATCTTCTATGACCACGTTGCGAATATCACGACGGATGGCCTAAGGCCCATCGAGATAGTGCGCGTGAACGGGATCGAGGGCCGCTGGTACGGCCTCGGCATCATGGAACTCTTCGAGTCCTACCAGACGATAACCGACCTGATGGTCAACCGCTGGAACTTCGAGAACAGCCGCTCGGGCAAGGTTATACTCTGGTCGCCCAAGAACACGCTCGAGGGCGATCGTGACGGGAACCTGAAGATGGGCTTCGGACAGACGTACACCAAGAAGCCGGGCATGAAGGCCGAGGATATTGTCGAGGTCGTCCGCATGGAGGACATGAAGTTCGACCAGTTCCAGACGCTTGTGCAGTTCTTCATGCAGCTCGCCATGAATGAGTCCGGCGTCACCAACGCCAACGACAACCAGGCGGCGGGCCTCCAGTCTGCGAAGCTGGCCACGGGGATCATGCAGATAGAGCAGTCGGGCGACGAACTCTTCGCCCCGATCATCGAGGACCTCGCCGAGCCGTTGGGGAACATCGTGACCCGCGAGGTCGACGTGACACTGGCCAACCTGTATGCCGAGGAAGCCTTCGACTATTTGGAGGGCAACACGGCCGGGATAGACCACATAAGCGGAGAGGACGTGCGCGGGCTAAAGTTCCGCTGCCAGATCGAACTCACGACGCACAAGAACCAGCAGATTCTTCAGCTCTCGGCCCAGGCCATTGCGCTCGTCAAGGACTACTACCTGAACACGCCGCCTCAGGTTCAGGCCTTCGTGGCGCCTCTGTACCGCGCCCAGTTGCGCATCTTGGCTCCGGCCGTCAATCCCGACGACGTTATCAAGATCATGCCGGCGCCGCTGGGTCTGCCGGCACCGATGGGGGCAACTCCGGGCGGAACTGGCCAGGCGCCAGAGCCCGTCGGGGGGGCCACGGCCGCCGCGTCGTCACCCTTTGGGGCCCAGATGACCCAGGTCAATACGCCAAAGAAGGCGGCCTGATTACTAATTCGTCACGAATCAGTAATTTGTTAGTAGTTGCAAATTGACGCAGCGGTCAGGTCGTGGTGCGCTCGTTGCGCCATGAGTAAACCAATGCGTGCGAAGATGCAGATTCAGTCGGTAGCCAAGCAGATTGGCGGCTGGTCTGAGATCGTCGAGATGTCAGCGGTCTACGGGGGCAGTACGAACGACGAGGACAACTCGTTTGCGAAGACCACGCCCTCCGGTACGATCCGACTGCAGATCGCGAACAAGGAACTGCATGGGGTCTACCAGCCTGGAGACACGTTCTACGTGGACTTCACGCCGGTCCCGAAGACCTAGCTAGTTCCCCGTAATCACCTCCGCAAGGAGCGAGCCCCGGTGTCGCCGCAAGGCAATCGGGGCCTTTTATTTCCCGCTGAAGAGCTTCCTCGTCTTGTGGCCGAGTCCCTTCACGTTCTTGGCGAACCGCGCCATGTGCTGCATGTGCGGGTTGCTAGAATGGAGCGCGCCTGAGAGCTTTGCCGCTGGTATGGGCTTACCCTCGGGGACGTGGAGGGCGCGATGGAGTGCGCCCTTGTGACCGGGCTTGTCCACTCCTGTTTTCTGGATCCACTTTTCGGCCATGACCGCGTTTTGACCGCGTTGTGACCGCAAGTCAAGATGCCAGTAATTCTTGCTTGACCGGATAGCCGAGTGGCCTAAGCCTGCCGCCGTGCATATCGTTACCCTGCCCGTAACCATCGAGACAAATCCGGGCGAATTCATCAAAGCTGGCCGATACGTGGCCGACAACCTGCTCTGCGCCCAGCTCATAAATCTCTGCGGCGACGGAGAGATGGAGCCGATGCAGGAATATCGGCCGTTCGACGAGTCCCAAGACTGGAACGGCAAGAAGATACTCCTGCTGCGCGCGGGTGGCTTCGGAGACATCATCAACCTGACGCCATCCTGCCGGGAGATCAAATGTCGCTGGCCGAATTGCGAGGTCCACGTCGCCTCGATGAAGCTCTACTCGTGCGTCCTGGAGAACCTGCCCTACATCTCGGGCCGGGTCGAGTACCCGGTGTCCCTAGACGCGCTGCACGCCTATGATGCATGGGTGTTCTTCGAGAACGCGGTCGAGAAGAACCCGCGGGCCGAAAAGCTGCATCTGGTGGACCTGTTTGCGGAGATAATCGGATTGACTAAGCAACCGTGGATCGGAGTGTCCGGCATGGGTTGGCTCGGGACGGATTGGACCGACCACAAGAAACCCGAGTATGTCGTGACCAAGGAGGAGATCGGATGGGCCAACGTACAATACCCGCGCAAGCCGGGTTTGCGCCGCCTCTGCATCCAGCCCATAGCGTCTGGACAATGCCGGGTCTACGATTTTGCGAAGATGGGGCACGTGATAGACGCATTCGCGGCAAAAAAGACGTGGGAAATCTATCTGCTGGGCGCCCACGAATCCATTAGGATGCAGGAGACGCCGCTGGTTCACAACATGACGGTGAACCCGATGACGTTCCGCCAAAGCGTCGCAATCCTCAATGGTTCCGATTGCCTGCTCGCCAATGACTCGTCCTTGATACACGTGGCCGGGGCGCTCGACATTCCGGCTGTCGGCCTGTACGGGCCGTTCCCATGGAAATTGCGCACGGCGTATTATACGTCCGTGTTGTCAATCTCGGGCAAAGGGCGCTGCAGTCCGTGCTTCTACCACGAGTCGCTCGGGAAGCTCACGCGCGATCCGTTCCCTAAGAACTGCCCGAGCCGGGCCAAGAATCACTGCGAGGTGCTGGCGTCGATCCCAGAGAAGACGATCATCGCGAAGATCGAGAAGCACGCCCGTCCCCTCAAGTTACAGGCTCTATGAGGGTCCTGACTGCCTTTCTCCTGCTCGCGGTCGTGGGGCCTTTCTGGCTGATAGGCTTTGCCTGCGGGATAGCGGCAAGCGGCTGGATGCAGGGATACGAAAGCTGGTGCGCGGTGACGGAGGCGATCTGCAAATGGGATGAGTAGCACGATTCCAACCCAGGAGGAGCTGGCCGAGGCCGCGCGGTTCGAAACCCAAGCCCGCCAGGACTTGCAGGACATCCGGCAACTCCGCGACGACGTGCCGTTCAATCGCTATTTCTTGCGGCGGCTTGTGCAGCGCAGGGATTACATAGCCAACCGCTTTAGGAACGAGCCAGCGACCGAGTGCGACAAAGAGGAGAGGGAAATCCTGCGTCGCGTGCTGATCGAACTCGAGACGTTCATCAACCTTGCGAGCGCCGATGAGGCTGAAGCAAAGCTCTCGCTGGGCCGGCTGGCCTAGGCAGCCGCCTCGTAGTCGAAGTCCTGCTCTCCCGTGTCCCGGGGGCCCGTCCGCGTCAGGTTGGTCTTGGCCTTTGGGGTCGCTGCGCCTCCGAAGAGCCGCTTTGTGTAGTCGTGGTAGATCGAGGCCGACGTGGGATTCGAGAACTTTCGTGCATATTGCCCGATTCCCCCCATGTGGCCTCCGCCTTGGAGATCGCTCTGGACGCCCTCCCTGGCCGCGGCGAGATCGCCCTGCGGGCCCGGTGGCGCTGTGGCGGCGTCGTAGGTCTCTTCCGTGTCCGGCCCGGCGGCGGGGGTGGCCGCGGCCTGCCCTTGGTTGAGATCGTCGCCTGGCGGGGTCCTGTTGCCCCTCTGGCTGTATCCCATGGCCTTGCCGGGCTGGAGCGTGGGCGCCGGCACGGCACGGGATGTGCCCTCTACTTGGGGCGGGCCCCCGCCGTTGGCTAGGGGATTGGCCCTTTCGGTCTGGGGCGGCCTGTTGGCCGGGGCCATCTCCTGCCCGGGATCCAGACCGGGGGCCGCGGTCGGCCTTACCGCGCCGCGCCACGCCTGAGGCGTATTTGGGGCTTGGGCGCCAAAGCCGGTGGCCAGCGGTCCCCGGTAGTTGGGATCGGTCGGCAGAATGCGGCGTCCGCGGGCGCCCGCGTCTATGATCCCTCCCGAGTTCGGGGTCGGGGGGCTTCGTTTCAAGCCCGTCGTGACGCCTGGGACAGCGGGGGAGGGATTGGCGGCCGTGCCGACTGGTCCCGGCCCCTTGGGCATCCCCGATGCGCTCGTCTGGCGCCCCGAGTAAAGAGGGCGGGTTCTCATGCCGCTGCGTTGTCCGGGCAGGTTGGTATGCATCAGATTTCGCGCCAAGGCTGTTTCATGGTTCGCAGATGCCCAATACACTCGCCCTGTGTCTCGTGTAAAGATAGAATGAGGGTGTACTCGTCGGGCGATCCGCCCTTCTTCTTGGCCCACATCACATGGTCGCAGGGGCAATGGGGGATGCAGTTGATGCGAAGTCCCGCCGGCCACCAGCGCCTCCACACGACGTAGAGATCCTCCGTGCCCTGCCCGTCGTAGCCCTCGAAGTTGGCGAGCGAAAGGGCCTGCGGGTTCATCAGCGTGCAGCCGAATCCGCACCAGTCGGACGGGACGACGGACCCCTTTCCTATGCCCGGATAAGCCGTCTCGAACCAGCCCCGGCGCCTCCAGCCGTGCTTGGCGATCACTTGAAAAACATTGCCGTCGGGGGGGCATTTATTAACCGCCTCGTCATACTTCTTCCTGCGATCCTTGAATTCCTGCGGCAGATCCTTCACCTTTTCGTCGTTGAGGCGCTTGATCTCGGCCTCGAGGGCAATGCGCTCGGCCTTGAGTTCGTCCGTCAGTATCCTCTCGTCCTCGATGTAGTCTTGGGCGATCGTGTTGAACTGCGTCCCGCGCCCCCCAAGGAACGCCTCGTTGGGATACGGGCACGAGGATACGGAATAATATCCGCCATCAAAGCAAAGCATGTCCATGCTGCATCCCAGAGCGTTTGGGGGCGGCAGGGTATCGCTGTCCAGCGACCAGCAGAACTCGGGGTTGAGCCTGCGGGCCTCGGTGAAGGCTGCTCCCCTCAAGGTGGCAATCAACATCTGGGCCGCTATCTTGTAGTTCGGCTCGTCCGGCTTTTCCTCCCCGGCGTTAAGATGGGTGATCGTCCAGTTGGCGGGCAGCGATTCCTTCCACGATTTCACGGCGTCCTTTACCTGGCGGGAGTTGTCGCCGGCAATGATGGCGACACCCGGCTCGGTGATTCCCGCGGCGAACACGTTCGCGGCCACCCTGCGCCCGAGCGTCTTCATCGCGTAGCAATAGCTCTCGGTCGCGGCGACGGTTACGACAAGGCTCAATTGGGTATCTCCTGAAAAGTGTAGTAGTAGGACACGGCGCCGGTCGTCGCCGGGATTGTAGCCGTTCCGGTCGTGTTGGTGCAACTCGTGTACGTAGCCTGTGGAGAATTTGCGTTCATGGGGAACACTGAAAAAAGGAATGTCACGCTGGTTGTGGACTGAACGGAACTGCCGAGGGGATTGGCTATCGTGAAACTCGTTGAATTGGAGCCTAGGGACTGGTTGTTGAGCTGGCTTATGTAGCCCGCGAGTCCGACTCCCCTGCCGACATAAATCCCGCTGATTGTCTGTCCCTCGTTCTTGAGGGATTGATGGCTGCCGGCGACGATGTTGTCCTCCCAAACGAGGGCCGAACCGCCGTACTCGATGTCCAAGACATTAAGCGCCGAGTTGTTAAAGATGTCGTTGCCGGTGAAGGAAACATTAGCCCACACTGTCGTCCCCGTACTGAGCAGCGTGAAGTCAGAATACACATACCATGTTCCGGTGGCCGGATTCACACGCCCGTAGACATAGTTCGCCACGCTCCCATTGTTATTGTCGTAGAATTTGCAGTTCTTTATTTGAAGACCGCTGGGACTATCAAGGACCGCCCCCCTTCGTCCCCCGTTGAACACCACTCCGCTTATGATGGTATCGGTCGATCCGTATTCAACGGTCAAGTCCCGAGACCCCCCATAAACGAGGTCGGCGTTGTAGCATCCGCCGGAGACGTTCGTCCGGAGACAGCCCGAGATCCAAAGCATTCCCATTTCCGCGTTCGTTATTCTCAGGCCGGTTACGCTGGTATCCTCGCACGCGCCAAGGAACATCGCATCGCCCGGCGATGTGATTTCTCCGCCGACTATGTTGTTATTCTCACAGTTTTGAAGATTGATCGCACCGTCACCAGACAGGCTTCCTTGATACGGCAGGAACATGTTGCTATAGGCATTCGTTAGGTTGGAGAGCATCTCCACTCCCGATCCGGCTCCTGTCACTTGAATCGCGCCTCCGCCGGAGGTCGCAGACACCTGGAAGGTCGAACCCGAGGCGTTTACGACGAAATATTGCTGACCAGGGCTTATGCCCGTCGGCAACGTTCCTCCCTTCGACACGAAAAAGGAAACGGTGGTGTTATTTGAGGGTAGCGTGGACGACCCGAAAGTTATGTTTGCGTTCCCCGTATTAAAAACTACCGTGGGAAAAAGAGAGCTTGGAATCATGTACGCTTGGGCCATGGCGAACTGATTATCCGTATAATTCCCAGTGTTCGCCCCCCCCACGCTGTATTGGTAAAACGAGTCGATCATCCAAAGGAAGCCGTAGTCCCAAAGGAACTGCCCGCAGTTTATGAAGTGCGGGTTGACGATCGTGATTCCCGCGCAGGCGAGTGTTATGTTGTTGAAATTATAGGTGTAGCTGGATGCCGTGCCGCTGTTGGTGCCGGCTACCTTTATGACGCTGCCTCCGGTATTCAAGCCGTCCACATCATCCCACTCGCAATTCGAGCATCCGATGGACGACACCCCGAAGTTGAACGTGATGACGCCCTCCTTCGGCAGCCAGGGGTTGTTCGTGTACGTGGTAAGGTTCTGATTGAATACGTTCCCCACGAAGCTGCCGCCCTTCCAGTGGAAGTTCTGGACGTCGGTTCCGACTATGAATGAGGGCGTGGGATAACTCGGCGCCCCGACGATCGAGTTTGGATATGTCACCGTCACCCCATAGGCCAGCACCGTGCAATTGTTGGGCGCCGTTGCGGCACCCGCGCTGACGATCGACGGACACGTATATGAACCGGGCGGAAGGATGAGGGTCGTTTTCACGCCCGACGCGGTTATCGCGGAGAACGCTGCAGTTAGCGGAACCAAAATGTCGGACCCTGATGCAATGGGCGCGACATAGACCGTGTTGTTCGTGGAGGCTGGCGCCGCAGCTCCCCCGTCGGCCAGTATGGTTCCGACCGCGTTTGCGAACGTGGCCAAGTGTCCTATCGTCGCCGATGCTGGCGCATAAACGTTTCCGACCGACCCGCCAGAAAGGGCGCCCCCGAGCTGCGCAATGGTGAAAGGCCCCATCGCCCCGAAGGTGTTGCCCCCGAAGCCCTGCCGATAAACGTACACATAGTCATAGGATTGGGGCGTGTACGGCGAGGGAATTGGCCCGAGATAGGGTTGCTGGGCGAGCCCGGCGATCGGCCAAAAGAGAAGTGCAAGCGCGCGAAGAAGGCGTTTCATGGGAATTCGATGTTAGCTGGAAACCGGGTAGGCTGGATAGTTAATAAAGTTGATCGGCGTGTCCATGCTCGAATTGGTGGCCACCATGGGCACGCTCTCGGCGGCCATCCCATCACCCGGCAGTACGCTGGAAGTGGTGCCCGGGCCGGACCATGTGATCTGCGTGGTGCCCGTGTTCGAGAAGCTGTCGCATGTCGTTATCCGCTCGATTCCCCCGGTGTTGGAAATGACCGTGGAGGCGGTCGAGTTCCAGTCGAATCCGCCCATGACGGAAGTCTGAATGGTGTTCTGAAGAGTGGAGTTTACCGCACCGACGATGGCAGCGGCGTAGCTTGTGGATGTGGTCGATGGAACGCCAACCCGCGTCGTCGTCGTGCTCGAGGGCACGACGGCCACGCTGACGCTGGCCGGGAAGCCCGTTGCCCCGAAGGTGACGTTGGGAGGCCCCGAGATATTGGTGCCTATGGGTTCGGAGCTTCCGAAGGTGGTTGGCGTGGGTTGCCAGCCCTGTCCTATCGTGGTATCCGCATACGTAGGAGGCAGCGCCGAGGTCTGCAAATGCTGCAGATAGGTGAGGGAGGTGGTCGCGCTCGTGAGAGTGGCGCCGGCCGCCTGCGTGGCCACGTTCGTAGCCGACGACGAATACGACAGGTTGACGAAAGTCGCCGTGCCCTTGAAGCTGGATGCGGTGAAGGTGACGGTGATCGTTCCGGCGGCCGTCGAGGTGCCCGTGTGGGTCGGGCTGAGGAATGACGGATAGGTGAAGCTGATCGAACTCGTGGTCGTCCCGGTGGCGCAGGTCGTCGTAAGCGTGTATGTCACGCTGGCCGAACTCGTGAAGCTGGGTCCGGACTGGGCGCTGCTGGTCGAGCTCACGGTGGTCGACGAACTGTAAAGGAGCTGCGTCGTGAGGGAACTCGTGTAGCTGATCGTCGCCGTGGAAAAAAGGGTGAGAGGAACGGTCTCCCCGAGCGTCACGGTGTGGCTCGCGGTGGTCTTCGTGCCCGTGGTCGCATAGGAGGCCGTGGCCGTTGGCAGGACGGCGACCTGGTAGGTGGAGGTGCTCGACGTGTAGGTGGTCGAAGCCGTCGTCGCAAAGGCGAAGCTGGTTGGAAACCACGTCACCGTGACAGCCGGCGCCGAGAAGTCCACGAGGTTGAACGGGGCGGATCCCGCGTTCATGTCCGCGGTGAACGTGGCCGCCGAGAATGATGCCCCTATGCTGGTCATGGCATCGGTCCCGGTCGTCGATACGGACCATGGCCAGTCCGTGGATGTGGCCAAGACAAGCGTCCCAATGTTGTCCGTCAGCGCGGCGGTCGTCGTAGCGTAGGTCGTTGCCGTGATCGTCCATGAGGAGGACGAACTAGACGTGAATGTGTCGGCGCTCGAGGCCGTGGTCGAGGAGTTCTCCGTGGTCGTGGTGGTGGTCGATGTCGGGGGCCCGACCTGCGTGGTCGTTGATGTTGCCGTAACGGTCGTCGAATCCGGATAGGAGCTCTCCCGTGTTGACGTCGTGCTGACGCTGGCGACGTAGGTCTCGGTCGACGACAGGGTGGTAGAGTTGTAGGCGAATGTTGATCCCAAATAGAAGGGCTGCGATGCGGTCGAGGAATGCGTGACCCCGTTCATGGTCGAGAGCGTGGTCGCGTTCAGCGTGGCGATCGTGTTGCCCGGAGTTTGCGTGAACACGTTCTGGAAGGATTGGGACGTGGAACTCGTGGACAGGCCGGCCGAGCCGGAGGAGGTCACGAATGTCACTCCGGTCGTCGTCCCGGACGTGAATCCCTGAGTGACGCCCAGGGATTTCTGAGACGTAAGAGTGTACGTGGGCGTCGTGAGGAGGCTCGATAGCACATTTCCGACCGCGCCCGCCACGGTCGTAGAGCTGCCCCCCGCCGTGGATACTGAGTATCCGAAGTTGAACGTAGGGCAGAAGGCTGAATCGGTCTGCGTGGAATTGGTGGGGTCGATGTAGGTCGTCGACTCCGGGCATGAGTAGAAGGCAACCGAGTTGGACGATTGCGCGGACTGGGAGCCGGAGCCAGTCTGTGTGCCGCTGGAGGAGGTCGAGTTGGCGCCCGTGTTGGAGGCGGTATAGCTTGTCACGCTCGTCCCGTATTGCGCCGACTCGGACGAGGTGAAGCTGGAACTCGACGTCGTTGTGATCGCCGAAGAGGTTGTCTCCCATGTCCACATGGCTAGGTGACTCCAGGGACCCAGGTGAACCAGATGTCGTAGGGAAGGGTTCCGGGCGCGGGGCTTGATTTGTCTGTCCTGAAGACCTCGGATCCGATCATGATTACGCTCCCGTCTCCGATCGTGCGGAACCATACCTGATCTATCACGACGCCAAGCAGGAAATCGAACGACGTCGGGGGCTGCCCCATGTTGGTTGGTATCCCGGCGGGCGCGGACCCCGCAAAGGACAGGGTGGCCCCGGTGATCTGCCCGTTGCTCGCGGTGCAGGAGAGCGTCAGGAAATAGGTGGAGCTTGGGCCGAGGGCCTGCGTGATCGTGTAATTGCTAGGCAGCAGCCCGTTCACGGTGCCCGGCTGCACCGCATAGCCGGCCGTACCGGCAGAGATGACATCGAAGGGAAAGACCTGCGTGAGTCCTCCTCCGCCTCCGGACGCGGGGGGCGTCTCGATGATGTCCAGCGACCTCTGGAACTGGGTGGGGAGCACGTCGTCCCGCGCGAGCAGGCGCGACTTTCCGAACCGGCCGTCCACGACGTCGGCGAAATCGGCCTCAATCTGAAGCCTGGACATCTCCATCGGCGATTGCATGGCTAGAAGGAATATGTCGTCACGCGCCTGCGATAGACGACGACCCCTGTCACGTCTATAAGGTAGATGTCATTCTGGACCTCGATCGTGGTCGCTCCAGACGGGGGAGCCGTGGGGGTTGAGGCGGCTATGGTGTAGGAGTATGCTGACACCATGATACCATTGAACGTAGCCGCGCCGCCGGATCCGCCTGTCGAGGCCGAAAGGTACTTGTTTGCGCCTATCTCCCCCGCGACAGCCTGAGCGGCGGCTGCCGGTGGCGACGCCGTGACGTAGGAATAGTTGAGGGAGGCCCATGCGGACACCGTGAACGGCGTCGTTGTGATCTGTGCCGTGTTGTAGTCGATTGTCTCCGTGGCAAGGATGTCCATTTCCACTGGCGGGACGAGCGTCCAGCCGGGATTGGGCGAGGTGAGCTCGATCTGGCCCGGCATGGGGAACTTCCTCTGGCGCCGGAGCGCCGCGCTTGCCGGCGGCTTCTTGTACGTCGCCCGGTTGATGACGTATCCGGCCTTCTGGATCGTCTGTGTGTCTATCAGGTACGCCGTGCCGCTGCCGGGATACGAAGGGGTGACTGCCGTGTGGGTATTCGTGACAACCTCGTAGAGGAGCGCCCCGTCCGGCTCCCCGCGGGTCGTGATCGACTCCTGCCCATTGCCCTCGGACCAGCGGTAGTCGTAAACATTGTAGCCATTCTCGACGCGGGTTGGCGATGAGGCCAGCGTGGGCGAACCTCCCTCGAACTGTACCACGGTGCCCCCGATGGTCGCAGACGGCGCCGAAGGGGCCGAGCCCAGGCCAACGATCCGGTAGGTGACAAGTGCCCCGGACTCGCTGACTGTCTGCTCCGAGAGGACGATGCCTTGACCAACGGCCCAGACAGTCGTCCATATCCGGTATCCCTCGCCGTCGGTGAACTCGTTGCGCACCGCGATCGCCGCTCCGAAACTCGTGGGCTGGATGCTCGCACCCGGCGACGTGATGTACTTGAGTGTCGTCCTCGTGACGCCGTTCGTGCCAGTATCGACGGACTGCAGATATTCGATTTCCTTGGAAATCTCCTGTCCGTTCGTGCCGCCCGCCGCCTCGGCGAACGTGTACGTGTAGATGATCGTTCCGTCTTCGAAGCGTGTGCCGTTTCTCTTCTCGCTCTTGACCAGGACGACCGTGCCGCTAACGACGGGTGCCGGGGGAGACGGGGCGGCGTTGATCGACGTGATCGTTGTCTCGACCAGGCCCGCGTCGTTAGGAGCGCCACCAGTGGAACTGAGGAAGCGGTACTGGATCTCCGTCGAGATGACGCCCTGGCCGAACGCATAGACGCCCGTCCATATCCGGTATCCGTCCTGCTCCTCGTCGGTGATTGCGATTTCCTCGTAGCCACCGGGAGGTGTGATGGGGTTCGATGCGCCAGGAACCGAGAGATATTTTATCGTGACAACGGTCACGCCCGTCGTCCCTTGGTCTGGCGACAGGCGGTATTCCGTCTGGTAGGAAATCTGGCCGGTGCCCTTGGCAAAGGTATATGTGTAGACCGGAAGGCCCGCAACGTGGTCAATCTTCTTGTCGATCAGCGTGTAGCCGCTTGGAGTCGGTGGCACCTCGTTGACGTAGACGTCCGTCTCGATGAGGAGGGCTCCGTCATACTTCGTCTGGACGTCCGTCGAGATTTGGCCGGCCGTGATATACGTGCGCTTGATCCGCTGCAGCGTTCCGTCGTCCGTGCGCTCCTCGAGCTTCAGGACAGCCGAGAATGATCCTAGGGTTATCGAGGCGCTTCCAACGACCAGGTAGGTTGGTGTGACCCCCGCTACGGATGTCGAGAACTGCAGGAAATTCTCTATGATCGTGTAGAGGCCGTCTTGGTCCGCGTCGATCTCCGGGTCGCCCACCATGATCTCGGCCGTCGCCGGGATCGTCTCGTAGACCCGCGTGAGGGTGGGCATCTTGACGTTCGGATCCGCGGGTTCATTCCCGTTCTCTTGGAATTGTCCGGAAAAGTCCTGGTGAACCAACCTGCAGTTGGGATAGGCAACGTCGGCCGTCCCCCACGCGAGCAAGTCCACATTAACGCCGGGCTGCGAGCCGTTCGCTGTCGGCCGCTTCGTCACCTCGTTAAGGATGTCGAACGTGCGCGTCACACGCTGGCGCAGATCCGGTAGTATCTCAACCTTCGGCGACCTGTTGCGCTCGTCAGGCGCTTTGTAGTTCACGGCAGGCATGATTCACGATGTGCCACTTTGCCGTGCAGAATGCAAGTCGTGCGTATCGCAACGCCATTTTGGCGCTTGACAGTAAATCACGCATAATGCACGAATGCGGTCCTATGAGCAACGAACCGCGGGGGAACCCCGGCTCGCCGACTCCGGCAGAGCCCAGTTCTTTACCAACGCCAGAGACAGCACTAGCGAAGAAAGTATCCGAAGCCCGTGACCCGCGCGCCCTCAAGGAGGCGCTGGCCAGACTCAGCATGGTAGCCGCAAAGCCGCCGCCGGACAAGGGACCAGCAGACGATGGGAGTGCGCAGCAGGCCGGGGATCCCCCCGCCGCTCCGGCAGCCCCCGCAACTCCGGCCCCTGAACCCGACCCGGCCGCGCCGCCGGCAACGCCAGCAGAACCAGCCGCGGAACCCGCAGCCGAGCCTGCAGCGGAGCCCGCCGCAGCCGATCCCGCAGCCCCGGCAGAGCCAGCCGCCGACCCGGCCGCACCAGCGCCAGGGACGGACCCAGAGCTTGATGAGGAGGTTACGCCACTCACAGCCGACAGGGCCCGCCTTAGGTTCGCCAAGGACGACGAGGTGGGCAGGCTCGCAGCATCCTTCAAGTCCCGAAATCGGGACTGGACACTCCGGCAATGCATGGAGGCAGCCGAGAAGCAGTTGGGCGTGACGCCCGCTACTCCGGCCGGCACCCCGGCAGCGCCAGAGGCCATAGGAAACCCTAAACTCCCTCAGACGGTCGCAGCAGTCGACAGCGCGATCGAGCAACTTGAGGCAGAGGCAGTCGCAGCCGGAAGGGATCTGGACCTGCGCAAGGTTGCCGAGATCCAGAACCAGATCCGCAAGCTGGACCGCCAAAGGGCGGACCTCGCAGAAGCACGCAGGGATGCAGCCGTGGAACAAGCCGCGCAGTACGACGAGGCATTCACCTCCTCCGAACAGCGCGCCGCCGAATTTTACCCGGATGCAGCCAAGCCTGACAGCGAGTTTGGCAAGCGCATGGTGGAGATCGAGGACTCCCTTAGGGTCCTCGGAGATCCCCTCTATGACAGCCCGGACAAGCCTCTTCGCATAGCGCAGATGGTGGCGACGGAGCGCAGCATCGCGCCCCGCAAGCCAGGAGCCAAGCCCGCCGCAGCGGCCAAGCCCGCGGCGCCCGCAACTCCGGCAGCCGCCGCACCCAAGAAGGGGGTAATCCCCACTGGCGCAAGCAGGACAGCACCCGCGTCCGCAGTCAATCCTGTGGAAGCGAAGATAGCGGGAGTACGCACTTTGCACGATCTCAGAGCGATCCATAAGGAATTAGGAATGCGAGAGTTCTGATCAGGGCAGGGAGAGTAGTCCGGCGACCTTCGTGACCGCAGCCCCCAGCCGGGGGGCCCCCGGCATTTCAGTCGCAATTCTCTCTCACCATGTCCTTTTCAATCGGCACACCGAATACCGGCCTGGCGCTCTCTACGCTCAGTCCGGCGTCGGTTCGAATCATCTGGCAGAAGACGGTAGACATCTTCGAGCAGGAGGAAGACTTCTGGATGCAGTTCGAAGGCACCAGCAAGCACTCCCCGATCTGGGTCATTAACGACACATCCGTCGGTAAGGGCCTCACTTTCAACGTAACGTCCCGCGCCGGTTACTATGGCCCGGGCAAGCTGGGTGACAATCTGTTCATCCTGCAGTCCGACTTCGAGGCGGACGTCATCAACAACAACCAGTTGGTCGCGGACTTCATTCGTAACGCGACATCCATCACCCAGCGCACCGACGAGTACCTCGGTATGCAGGGCGAACTGGCGAACGGGCAGGCCGAGGAACTCGGCAAGTGGATGGGCCGCGCGAAGAGCAAGCGCGTGTTCGCCACGATCAAGCTGCTCGGCAATGCCGACAACTACTTCATCTCGAACGGCAAGAGCACGGCCGACAAGCTGAAGACGGCGGACGGCTTCCTCTACAACGACCTGCTCATGATGGGGCAGGCCCTCAAGCCGAAGGGCGGATCTCCCTGCACAGTCGCCACGGTGCGCGGCACGCCCGTCAGGAAGTACTGCGTCGTCGGGACAACCCCCGGGCTCTTCAGCCTGAAGCAGGACCCGAACTACCAGCTCATCCTGCAGCAGGCGGCTCCCCGCGAAAAGTGGGACGAGAATCCGCTGTTCCAAGGCGGCTACGCCGAGTTGGACGGACACTCGATCCGCGAGTACAACCCGATCGACGCGGACGGCCGCTCGATCGTGGGCAGCATGTTCAACCCGAAGGCCTTCCTAGGAACGGCGATCACGGCCGGCACCGCGGCCTTCGCGGTGACGGGCGGCGGCAGCGCCTATCCTGCGGGCGGCGACACGACCACTCAGTACTTTGAGTGCTTCGACAACTACGCCTTCCCCTTCACCTCGCTCTTCAGCTACACGCCGGGCTCGACGCAGAAGTACTTCCTCGTCGTCAACGCCCCGAACGACCCGCTAGGGGCGGGCGTAGGCATGTATGGCTACACGACAGGAAACAACGGCAACGCCATCACCATCAACCAGCGCCTTGCGGCCGTCCAGAACGGCCCGACCGCGCTGGTCACGGTCGGCAACGTTACGTGGAACACCGGCTCTTGGTCGACCGCGAATGGCGGACCCGGCCACAACGAGAACCACTCGATCGGCTCCACGATCGTCCAATGCAACGCGAACGGCGTTCCCGTCGGCGGGACCGTCATGTTCGGCGCAGGCTTCATGCTGCGTGGCTACGGCTCGATGCGCAACCAGCGCAGCCAGTGGCTCGTTGACGGTGGATTCGAGACCCGCAAGTACATCACGTCCGTCTTTGGACAGCAACTCAGGCAGAACGTGAACAGCAAGTACCCGGGCTTCGTCTACATGACGCACTCGATCTCCTACCCGGAGCTCGGCCTGCCCGTCATCACCTAAGCAACGCCCTGAAGGTTTCCCGGGCCATCCCGCTTTTGGGATGGCCCTTTGAAGCCTTTTGGCTACCGCTTATGGCAATGAGACTCATCATATTCGTCAAGGGAGCGCCGATCGTAAACGGCTACCGGAGGATG